CCCGCCGCGCCGCGCAGGAGACCGACACCCCGACGGACGCCGCAGCCGCCGCCCCCGGACGCGGCACCGGCGGGTCCGTCTACGGCCTCTATCAGGCAAGCCGCGTCGAGGGCGACCGGGACCTGGCCGAGCTGCGCGAGATCGGCCGCGAACTGCAGGCGCAGGCCGCTCTCGAGGCGCTGATCGCCCGCTACGGCCAGGACAGCGCCGAGGTCGCCAACGCCCGCGTCGCGGCGGAACGCGAGGCGCTGCGCCTGCGGCTCGAGGCGCTCGATGTCGCGCAGTCCGAACGGGCCGCGGTGCTGGCGCAGTTCGACCGCGAAAACCCCCGCCGCGACGGGGTCGCCGAACGCACCGCCGAGGCGGAGCGGCTGCTCGCGACGCTGCAGGGCGAGGCGTCGGTGCGGCAGGCGATCGCGCGCTACGGCGAGGACGGTCTCATGGTCGAGCGCGCGAAGGCCGACGTCGCCGCCGCGCGGGTCGAGGAGGAACGCCGCGCCTTCGAGGCGCAGGTTGCCGGCCTCCAGGTCTCGGAGGACCTCGCCGCCTCGCTGCTGGAGGCCTGGGATGCGGCGCACGGCCTCGCCGTCACCGACATGGCCGGCGGCATCGGCGCGGCGACCGCCGAGGCGCAGCGCCTGGCCCAGGCGATCGGCGGCGCGCTGTCGCTCGCCGAGCGGATCGCCGGCGCGACCGCCGGCGCCAGGGCGGCGGCGGCCGAGGCGGCGGGGCGCATCCGGGCGCTCGAACAGGGGGCGGGCCCGGATGCCGCCGCGGTCGAGGCGCTCCGGGCGCGGCGGATGGCCGAGGCGGGCGACCTCGCGGCGCTGCCCGACGGGCTGGCGAATTCGCTGCGCGCCGCCATCGAGGCCGAGGCGGCGGCCGAGGAGCGCAGGCTCGCCGATCAGCGCCGGCTGGCCGAACTCCTGCGCCCGCCCGCTCTGCCCGCGACCGGTGGCGGCGGCGGCGGCGGCGGCGGCGCGGCGCGGGACGCGGTCGCCGACCTCTCGGCCGAGGTGCAGCAGCTCCTGGCGGATCTGTCGCTGGCCGAGGCGGCGGCGGCCGAGAAGGTCTCCGCCGGGCTGCAATCGGTCGCGGGCAGCAGTGCCGAGATGGCCGGGGCCAAGCGGCGCGCGGCCGAGCGTCTGGCCGAACTCGTGGTCCGGCTCGAGGCGCTCGGCCCGGCCGGGCGGGCCGCCGCCGACCGGGCGCGCGCGGCGCTCGGCGATCTCGCCCGCGAGGCGCGCACAGCGGGCGATGCGGTCCGCAGCTCGCTGGCCGATAGCTTCGTCGATCACTTCGCGCGCAGCCTGGCGACCGGCCGCAACGCCATGTCCGCCTTCGTCGATCATGTCCAGACGGAACTGGCTCGCGCCTTCACCCGGCGCTTCGTGCTGCCGCTGGTGCAGCCGCTGCTGACCGCGATCGAGGGGATCATCCCCTTCGCCCGGGGCGGCGTGGTCGGCGCCGTGCCGGCCCTCGCCGGGCTGCGCGACCGCGTGATCGACGCCCCGGTGCTGTTCCCGATGGGCGGCGGCGCGACCGGGATGTTGGGCGAGGCCGGCGCCGAGGCGATCCTGCCGCTGCTCTCCGGCCCGCGCGGGGCCGGCGTGCGCGCGGTCGGCGGCGACGGCGCGCCGGGCCTCTTGCCGCTCACCCGCGATGCCGGCGGGGCGCTGGCGGTCGCCCTGCCCGATGTCGCCGCGCTGATCGAAAGGCCGGTCATGTTCGCCCAGGGCGGCGTGGTCGGCGCCGCGCTCTCGCCGCCGTCGCGGCCCACCGCGCCGCCGCGGGACGCTTCGATGGGGCCGTCCCGCGCGGTGGTCGTCAACATCCAGAACAATGCGCCGGCCACGCGCGTGCAGGCGGTCGAGCAGCCTGCGGCGGACGGCGTGCATCTCGATGTCGTCGTCGAGCAGATCGAGGCCGCGCTCGCCGAGCGGGCGCAGCGCGGCGTCGGCGGGCTGGCGGCGATGATCGGCCGCCGGCACGGCCTCGGGAGGATCGGCCGGTGAGCGCGCTGCGGCACTGGCCGGACACGCTGCCGACGCCGCTCGGCCCGGGCTACCAGCTGAGCCCTGCCGACCCGTTCCTGCGCACCGAGATGGAGGCCGGCGAGGCGCGCCAGCGCCGGCTGACCTTCGCCCGCCGCGACCGCATCCAGGCGGTCTGGCGGTTCGACGGCGCCGAGTTCGAGGCCTTCCGCGCCTGGTTCGAGGACGCGGCCTGGTCGCGCGCCGGCCATTCGGACGACCTGTCGGCGGCGCCGGCGACCGGCGCCGCCTGGGTCTACGGCATCGCGCTGACCGCATCCGGCGTGCTGGCCGGCCGGATCGTCGAGACGGCCGAGACCGGGCCGCACATGCTCGAGCCCGTCGCGTCCATCGCGCCCGACCGCGACGAGACGCGGCTGACGGTGTCGCTGCGGGCGGCCGGGCGGTCGCAGGCGCGCGTCGGCCTCGTCGGGCGCGACGGCACGCTGCGCCGCATCGAAATCGATCTCGACACCGGTGCCGTCTCCGGCGTCTCGGGCGTTGCCGCCTGGGCGGCGACGCCGCGCGGCAGCGGCTGGTGGCGCATCGTCCTGACCACCCCAGTCGGGACGGGCGGCACGACGCCGCGCGTGCGGCTGCAGACGCTGGCGGACGGGGCCACGAACTTCCCCGGCGATCCGTCCCGGGGGATCGACGCGGCCGAGCTGAACCTGCGCCCGTCCGGCGCGACCGGGCTCTACCTGCCCACCGACGCGCAGGGCCGGGCCCGCGGCGCTGCGGGCGGCCCGGCCTGGGCGCTGATCCCGCTCTGGACCGGCGGCGATTATGCCCTGTTCGAGGCGCGCTTCGAGGGCATGTGGCGGGTCGAGATCCTGCCCGGGCTGAACACGCAGGTCACCGCGCCGCTCGAGGTCCGACATGCCTGACGAAGCCCTCTCGGCGGCCCTGCGCGAGGCCTTCGCCAGCGCGCCCGCCGACGCCGTGACCTTCTGGACGCTGGAACTGCACCACCCGGCCTTCAGCCTGCCGATCCGCGTCGTGCGCGACTTCGCCCCGCTCGAGGCGCGGCTGGAAGCCGACGCGCCGCGCGATCCGGGCGCGCTCGTTACCTTCGCCGCCTATGCCTTCGACCTCGTCCCGCCCGAGCAAACGACCGACGGCAGCCCGCGCTGCCTGATCGAGATCGACAATGTCGATACGGCGATCCTCGCGGCTTTGCGGGCTGCCGCGCAGGAAACCGCGCCGGTCGAGGCGATCCTGCGCATCTACCTGCCCGGCCGGGCCGCCGAGGGGCCCGAGAACATCCCGCCCCTGCGGATGGAGCTCAAGCGCATCGCCGCGACGCCGCTGCGGATCAGCGCCGAGGCCGGCTTTCCCGACCTGCTGGACGAGGTCTTCCCGCGGCTCCTCTACGACACCGACATTTTCCCGGGCCTGGCGCCGTGACCGCTGCGCCGCCCCCAGCGCACTGGTCCGCCGCCTGGATCGGCACCCCCTGGCGGGCGGGCGAGACCGACTGCTGGAATTTCGCGCGCCGGATCTGGGCGCAGCAGTTCGGCTGGCACGTGCCCGCCGTGCCGGTCGATCCCTGCGACAGCCGGGCCGGCATGCGGGCGCTGGCCGCCCCCGATGCCGCGCTCTGGCGCAACGCCCTGCGCCTCTCGCCGCAGGAAGGCGACGCGTTGCTGATGGCCTGCGCCCGCCAGGCCTGCCATGTCGGCGTCCTCGTGCTGCCCGGCGGCGCGGCGGCCGTGCTGCACGCGCTGGAGCAGCCGGGAGCAATCCTCACCGCGTTATCCAGGCTCGATCTCTTGGGCTATCGCATCGTCGGCCGCTGGCGCTGGAGGGCTGCGTGAGGGCCGAGGTCGTCAGGCTGCCCAACATCTTCGATCCCGCTCTGCGCGAGACGGCGGTCATCCGCCGGCCGCTGCGCCTGCGCCGCTTCGTGCCGCCCGGACAGCCCTGTGTCGTGTTGATGAACGGCCGCTGGCTGCCGCGCGCGGCCTGGCGGCGGCGGCTGCGCGACGGCGACCGGGCGTTGATCCGCGTCCTGCCGCGCGGCGGGGGCGGCGGAAAAAACCCGCTGCGCACCGTCCTGTCGCTGGCGCTCCTGGCCTTCGCGCCCTTCGTCGCGGGCACGGTGCTGGGCGGCGCGGCGGGCAGGCTTCTGTTCGGAACCTTCACGCTCGGACAGGCCACGACGCTCGGCCTCTACATGGCCGGCAATGCGCTGATCAACGCGCTCCTGCCGCCGGCTGCGCCGGCGCGGATCCCCGAGCCCTCGCCAACCTACAGCCTCGGCTCCCAGGGCAATGCCGCCCGGATCGGCGCCCCGGTGCCCGTCCACTACGGCCGGCTGCTCTGCTACCCCGATCTCGCCGCCCAGCCCTATCTCGAATACGCCGGCAACGAACAGTATCTGTTCCAGCTCCTGTGCCTCGGCGCCGGCGCCTACGACGTCCATGAAATCCGCATCGAGGACACGCCGATCGACAGCTTCGGCGAGGTCGAGGTGCAGGTGGCGGGCCCGGGCGAGCAGGTGACGCTGTTCCCGACGGCGGTCGTGACCGCGACCGAGGTCTCGGGGCAGCTGCTGGCGGGCCGGGCCGAGGCCACCTGGTCGCGGTCCGGCACGACGATCACCCTGACCCAGACCGGGCATCTGCGCGCCGTCGGCCAGGCCCTGCATATCGAGTTCACCACGGGCGGCGGCCCTTCGGGCGTCTACACGATCGCCACCGTCCCCGGCCCCGACAGCTTCACCGTCACCGCCGCCTCGGGCACAGGGTCGGGCAGCGCGCTGCTGCGCAGCGTGATCGGCGGGGCGAACGGCTTCACCGCCTCCGCGTCCGAAACCGTCGCCCACCGGCTGGGCATCGATCTGGTGCTGCCGCGCGGCTTGTTCGCCGCGGGCTCCTCCGGGATCGGCCCGCGGTCGCTGACGGTCCGCATCGAGGCGCAGCGGATCGACGATCTGGACCAGCCCCTCGGCAACTGGACGCTGCTCGGCCAGCCGACGATCGAGATGGCCACCGTGACCCCGCAGCGGCTGACCTATCTCTACAACGCCCCGGTGCCCGGGCGCTGGCGGGTCCGGGTCTGGCGCGTTGATGCCGCCTCGACGGCCGCGGGCGACGGGCACGAGGTGCTCTGGGCCGGCCTGCGCGCCTATCTGGCCGAGCCCGCATCCCGCCCGGGCGTCACGCTGATCGCGCTCCGCATGCGGGCCTCCAACAACCTCTCGGCCCAGGCCTCGCGCCGGATCGCCGTGCTGGCGACCCGCCGGCTGCCGGTCTGGACCGGATCGGCCTGGACGGCGCCGCAGCCCACGCGCTCGATCGCCTGGGCGCTGGCCGATGCCGCGCGGAACGCCGATTACGGCGCCCGCCTGCCCGACTGGCGGCTCGATCTCGCCGGCCTCGCGGCGCTCGATGCGCTCTGGACGGCACGCGGCGATGCCTTCGACGGCCGCTTCGATCAGTCCGGCACCTGGTGGGAGGCCGCGCAGAAGATCGCCCGCGCCGGCCGCGCTCGCGCCTTCCTCCAGGGCGGCCGGCTGAGGCTGGCCCGCGACGGGCCGCAGCCCGCCCCGACGCAGCTCTTCACCATGGGCAGCATCGTCCAGGGGTCGTTCGGCCTCGACATCGCTCTCCCGCGATCGGACACCGCCGACGCGGTCGAGGCGGAGATCTTCGACGCCCAGACCTGGATGCCGCGGACGATCCGCGCCCGGCTGCCCGGCAGCCCGGCCGGCCGGCCCGCGCGCATCGATCTCTTCGGCATCACCTCGGCCGATCAGGCGCTGCGCGAATGCTTCTACCACGCGGCCGCGAACCGCTGGCGCCGCGAGACGATCCGCTTCGAGACCGAGGCCGAAGGCCTCGTCTGCACGATCGGCGACCTCATCGCCGTGCAGCACACGATGCCGGCCTGGGGGCAGTTCGCCCAAGCCCTGGCCTGGGACGCCGCAGCGCGGCGCCTGACCCTCTCCGAACCGCTGGACTGGTCGGGAACCGGCCATCTGGTCGCGCTGACCGCGCGCGGCGGCGGCCTGATCGGCCCCATTTCCGCGACCCGCGGGGCGCACGACGCCGAGGCGATCCTCGCCGAGCCGCCGGCCGAGCCGCCCTTCACCGGGGCGGATGCGGCGCGCAGCCGCGTCTCGTTCGGCCGGGCCAGCACGGGGCATGTGCTCGCCCGCGTGGCGCAGGTGACCCCGCGCGGCCCCTTCCGCGTCGCCGTCGATGCGGTCGTCGATCATCCCGCCGTGCACGTCGCCGAGACCGGCCAGATCCCGCGCGCGCTGCAGCCGCGCGCCCTGCCCCTGCGGCAGGTGCGGCCGGTCGTCTCGGGCCTGATCGCCAGCGCCTTGCCCGGGGATACGGATCGCATCGTGCTGGCCTGGCGGCCCGCGCCCGGGGCCGATCTCTACCAGGTCGAGATGGCGGAAGGGTCCAATACTCTGGCAGACGTCGAGTTCACCCGCGCCGCCGAGACGACCGCCACGCAGAT